CCAGCCCTCTTTCAGTTTGTGTGTCAGCTTTTCCGCAAGGTCTGACGGCGACGCCGCCCTGACAACATCATAATGTTTAATCGACATCGAATTTCTCCCGTGTAGAGGAACAGAGTTAAAAAGCCGGAAGCGGAATCAAATCACAGGATGACCATCTGCCAGTGGCTGGTCGTAAAAAAAAGGCCGCGCCATGCGCAGCCGAAAATAAAGGGATAACGATGATAGTTTGAGAAAAACAGAAATAACACTTTTGTGGCAAAGCATGGTGCCGGGTGCCTCCCGGTGAATTCAGTATCAGCACCTGAATCCGCGATTACCCCATATTCCTTCTTGCTGATTGCCCCACCGCACAGGGGGATTCACCATGCAGAAGTGTTTTTAATAAACAGCAAACAAAAAAATCAAGCATTATGCAGGCTGTTTCTTTTTATCACCGGCCACAGCAATACCATAATGCCGCAGACCAGCACCCCATCCGCCAGCACCGACATGATTCTGCTGGTGAAATCCACCATCACCACCAGAAACAGCAGGAGTGCAGCCACAGTCAGGCGCAGTTTTACCGTCACAGGTAATTCTCCAGACGAAGACCCAGAACACCGGCAATCTCTTCCAGCACCTTGCGCTCTTCCGGCTCAATTTCGCCGTCTGCCTCCGCAATGGCCACCGCCACATCCAGCACATCTTCCGCTTCACGCGTATCGTGTTTCACATCCTCGATCTCACGTAACGCCGCACGACGACCAGTTTTAAAGTTCGTATCCAGCTGACCGATAATGGTTGCGCTAATCGCATTAATTTCTGACGTAAACGCGTACAGCGCAGGCTGATTACGCAGTACCTGTTCGATCTTCGCTTTCTAGGAAGCCTCACATTCACCATCTGCACAGGCCACCAGGTATGCGGCGTTAATCACCACCTGTGCCAGATCGCGTTTTTCAAACTTTTTAATTTCCGTTGCCGCTCTGCGGGCTTTTTTTACCAAAAATACCAAACATCGTGACGTTCCTTTGGGTGGGTGAGCCAACGCCCGGGAGCGATCTGCCCACAGAGAAAGTCACACTGACCACTCCATAAGCTCCCCCCGAAAGGCTCTGTGGTTGGTATGCGCCGGGCGTGGTGCGGATACAAAAAAGGTCCGCAAAAGCGAGCGAGGGAAAATAAGTGTGGTGCGTTGTACTGGGTTCGAACCAGTGACCGATTGCTTAGAAGGCAATTGCTCTGTCCGGCTGAGCTAAAAACGCAGAATACCGATAATGGACCGCCATCGGAGACTCGAACCCCGCGAAACCAGCTTCGAAGGCTGGCGTTCTATCCCGATGAGCTAATGGCGGTATGTGATGGTGGCCCTTGCTGGATTTGAACCAGCGGCCTGGCGATTATGAGTCGCTCGCTCTCACCACTGAGCTAAAGGGCCGGGCGCAGGATAATAACGTTACGAAATCAATGTTGCAAGCATTCAAGAATCACCTGGTTAAAAATTACCCTTGCTTCCTCCACCAGCGCATTCACCATGTCTATCCGAGATAAGTGGCACAAAAAAACCCGCTTGTGGGCGGGTTTTGTTTGCTTTTGCCATCACGTACAAAATCGGCAAAATATCAGATTTGCATGAAATATATGCCTTTCAATCTACTTTTGCAACACTTTGCTTTGAAAATGCCGCCTTTTGTTTTGAACGCGTTCTCATTACAAACAATAAAGCCTCACTAGCGCAATATTTTTTGTGCGCTGCTTCAGTATGCTGGTGGCGGTCTGTTCTCCCGGTATGATGTCGCTTTCACGGTATACGGAGCGGATTTTTTCCGCACGCAACCCCAGCGAACGACGTAATACCGCTTCCGGTAGCGCGTCCGCCACCTGATTGCGGACCGCCCACCAGGATAATTCAGCCAGAGATAATTCACGCTCCTGCGTACCGCTTATTGCGTGACGGATGATGTCAATCATCCAGGCGGCCAGATTCTGTTGAGCAAGTTGATCCAGTGAATCAGATGTCTGCTCCCGCAGCTGGTTGTCGCAGTGCCAGCACAACACCATCGCGCCGGTACCCGGGATTCACCTTCGCCAGCCAGAAACCAGGTGTGACCAGTTTTATCAACGACGCCATTTCTTTTGAGTTCCCACAGCTCGTTGACAGCCTCTTCACGACTGATTCCAAGGCGAGCTGCCACCACATGTGAAGAGGCTTTTTTCAGTGCTTTCAGTGCGTCAGATACGGTTTCCATTAAAATTTCCTCCGGACAAAATTACTTCACAACCCTCATATTGCTGACATTTGGACGCCAGCTATCCCAGTTAAACGTCACCCATCGACCACCGTTCATGGTCATGCGGTCCATAATCCTCTCACCAAGAAGCGTACTCATTGCGGCATGATTCAGGTTTGTTAACATCCCGACACTGCACAGTGATGCTGTCCGGCGATCAATTATCTGGTGTAATACCACCTGCTCGTTTTTCGTCTCCCGCTGAACGCCTATTTCATCCAGGACCAGCAAATCAACACTGCAAAGCTCCTGTAAAAATTTTTCCCCGGATTTGCCGTTGTCGTAGCTGTCATGCAACACGCTCATGACATCAGACACGGTGACGATAATCACGCTGCGCCCCTTCGCCATCAGCCGGTTACCCATCGCCGCTGCAAGGTGATTTTTCCCGGTGCTGGTTTTACCGCTGAACACAAAATTCGTGCACCCGGTCATCAGTTCGTCAGCTATGGATTTGGCCTGGCTCAGCGCGTATTTTTGCCCGTCGTTCTGCACCTGATAATTCGCAAACGAGCATTTGCTGTGCAGAGGCTGGATGCCCGAACGATTCAGGATTTTTTCCACCCGCAACTGGTGATTCTGGCGGTTAATCTCCTCGCTGCGTTTTCGTCCTTCAGCAAGTTGCCATTCCCGCCACTCCTCCACCGTCCGGTACGGTGGAACCGACGCCTGTGGTGCAAGTCTGCGAATACGTTCAAGAACCCCGGCTGCCGCAATGTTTTTCATGCCACATCACCCCCTGAATCCCGGCGGAATTTCGGTATCCGGTTCAGAAATATGATTCACACAACGCTGGTTGTTCGTGCCGCTTACCGGGAGCAACCAGGGGTTTTCAAAATTCCGGTCCGGCCCAAAAAACGTCGTCGCTCGCTGAACAAATTCCGTTCCCGCTTTCCCGGTCGCCGCCAGGTATCTCGCGTAACGCCTCACACCATCCAGCATGGTCTCTGGTGGCACCCCCTCGCGCAATCTGGCCTTCCAGGCACTGAATGCGGATTTCTTCGGGTTTGCTCCGGCACGCAACGGGTACTCCCGCCAGACCTGTTCGAACACATCCGGATAATCCACTCGTCCCACAGACAGCCCGGTGTTTTCCGGGACTACCCGATCGGCTTCCCGCTGAATGGCGGAATCGGCTTCAGGCTGCTGCAGTTGGTGTGATTGCTTCGGCCTTGCGGTCATCACCTGCTGCACAGCGCCCGAATCGGCTTTCAGCGCATACGCTGAATCGGCTTCCGGTGTCGTGCCTGCTGGCTGACCAGGATTGACGGTCTGAACATCCCCTGCCTGGTTCGTGGTGTTTTTTTTGCCATGAACCATAGTGTTTTTGTCCTGTTCCTGTTCTTTCTCCTGCTCCTGTTCCTGTTCTTGGCTTCGAAGCCCCTTAAAAGCCCCTTCGAAGCCCCTTACCGAATTTCGGCTATTATTCCGCCTCACATCCAGATGGAAATCCGTTTTATATCTGTCGTAAAACACTGACAGAAAAGCGTTTTCAGGTAATGATGCATACTCATTCCTGACACCTGCACAACGGTTATCGCCAGGCTTCAACGTTTCCCCAACCTGCCAGGCTGCCATTTCATGGACCCAGACCATCTCTGCATCATGGTCATAGCTACAAAAACCAGCTTCAACAGCCCTTTTAAGCCCCTTTGAAGCCCCTTCCAGACCAAGCCCGGTTTCATGAGCAAGGTATAAAACTGGCAGGTAATACAAACCCAGCATATTTGCGTGAGGGGATGTCATCAGGTAAAAAGCAACAACTTGCGCTTCTGCACCCGCCTTTCTAAGTTCTCTCCCCGTTTCTCCCAGCCAGAATCGCGGAGAAACTTTTGCGTAATCACGCATGGCTACCTCATCTGGTGCCGAACCTTCCTCCGGATATAATCTGTGGTTCCCAATCGACAGAACCAGAGGAGGTTCGACATGTATTTTTTGAAAAGCCTTTATCAGGCTCATGTATTAAATGTTGCAGCAACAAACCGCTGGTGTAACAGCCCCGAAATGCTCCCGGATTACAGAGCCTGGCTGCGCGCCGAAACATACCTTCGTCTCGACATATTGATTAGCAGACTTCAAAAAGAGACTGCATCCATTCATAACCTTCAGGGTATCGACGCTGTTCGCATTCTGGTATCGCGCCATAGTGCTCTCTCAATAATTGAAGTGCGTCATCTCTCTTTTTCTGAACTGATTTTCTTGCTTCAACCAGCTCTGGAATCAGCGAATATCCCACCGGAAGTGATCCAATACCCACCTCATGTTGACGAGCAGTTACAAGATGTGCCATACAACCAGCGTGCTGGATTGACTCCCTGCTCAGAGGCTGAATGGGATCACTCTCTGCTGAAGAAATACCAAGATTTGTATAATCCTCAATAAGCCCGGCACACGCTTCTGCATCAGCCAGCTTTATTCTGGTTTCCTTGCGCTGTTCTCTGGCTGACAAACGCCAGAGCAGCGCATTAGCTTTATGTATCAACCACTCTGCCAGCTCCACATCAGATAAACCGCCACGCCAGATGTGCGGACTGTTTTCGTAAACGCTCAGTGTCAATTTTTTGTCATTACTCATATTTATTACCCAATTAATGCACAGCCAGAGTGTTTCCTGCCGGGCCACCACGATTCATCTGATCGAACAGAACGATCGCTGATGCAACGAAATCATCAATATCTTTCACCAGCCGTTCCTTCGTCTCTACCAACTCCCGAAAATAAGCGGAACTGTGGCTGCGCATTCGGGCCACCAGCGGAGGCGGCATCGCTTTTTCGATCGCTGGTAACAACGCCTGAATTTTTTTAACCGCATCAGGAGTGTCTTTCTCCACCCAGCGGAAAATTTTCTGAGTATTGCGAGCCATGGCTTCCGGATGGCTGTCGTCATACAGTTCCGGGAACGTCATTCCCAGCTCGAAATACGCTTTGGTAATTTTCGCAGCCGGTACTTTTTCGCCGTCCGGATGCGCCCAGGCATTCATCGCCATGCGGATGTGTTCATGCTTGATTTTCATGAATCAACCTCCATCAGCCTTTTTGGTGTTAAGTTCATATTTGTGACGTGAAGGGGACGTGATTCCCGTGTATTCGGGCCATATAAGCTCCCAGTCATTAGGTCTCAATTCTCGTCTTGTAACATGTCCCCCAGTTTCTGCTTCTATCATCAACGCACGAACAGGAGACACAGGTGAAGTTCCAGATGCCATTTGGGACAAGAAAGACGGAGACACACCAAGATTGGTCGCAAATTTTTTTGCTTCTCCAGTTTTTAATGATTTGATGAATTCCTTTAGCGTCATAATTTTTATCTCAGCACATTTAGAACAAGCAAAAGTTTATTTGCAACTAAATAAACTAGTCAAGTATTTGCTTGTTTTGCGATTACTAAAGATAATGCATGTATGGAAACAAAAGAGATTCGGCGTTTACGCCTCAAAGAGTGGTTCAAAGACAGGACTTTGCCGCCTAAAGAGAAAAGTTACTTATCTCAGTTAATGAGCGGTAAAGCTACGTTTGGCGAAAAGGCAGCTAGACGTATTGAGCAAACATATGGGATGCCTGGGGGGTATCTTGATATGGAACCTGAAGATACAACAGAATCTCCGTCATCAAGAACTATGGCATTAACGCCTAACCAATTGGAATTGTTGCAAATATTTAGTGCTTTTCCTGACGCTGAGCAGCAGGAAATCATAAAAGAGCTAAGAAACAAAAAAGAGGCAATGGAAGATCTTGTTGCACGTTGGTTGGCGCGGCAGGGTCGCCGAGCCTGACGGGATACTTACTAAAACAAGAGATATCAGATGGGCGTACTCGAAATTAGTGCTCTTAGAATTAAGATGCTTCTATTGGCAAAAGGCTGGAGCCAAGCAGAACTTGCGCGCAGAATTGGTATTGCTCAACAATCCGTCCAAAGGTGGGCTTGTGGCATCTCAAGCCCTACAGCAGCCAACCTAGATAAACTATCTGATGTGACTGGATTTCCTCAGTATTGGTTTTTCTTACCATTAAATGAAGAAAATAAGGACAGGGCACAGGATATATTAAAAATAACCCCTACGCAAAAGGAACTACTTCAAACATTTGAGGCATTTCCAGAGGAAGAGCAACAGCAAATGCTTAAAGATATGAAAGAGAAAAAAGAGACAATGGATCGTATAGTTGCAAAGTGGCTAGCAGCACAACAAAAAGTTCCTAGGCAGGATTACCAGCACTTACAAGACGAGGTTCACCATGAACACGGCCCTTTCACCAATGGTTTCTGAATTTGAAACCGTCGAGCAAGAAAATAGTTATAACGAATGGCTGCGTGCAAAAGTGGCCGCAAGCCTTGCTGATCCACGTCCAGCCATTCCCCATGACGAAGTTGAACGCAGAATGGCTGAACGCTTTGCTAACATGCGCAAGGAACGGAGCAAACAGTAAATGTTACCGGTTTTATGGCTCGAAAGCGCAGATGCCGACCTAGATAATATAACCAGCTATATTGCACGTTTTGACATAGATGCGGCAGAACGTTTGTGGAAACGCTTAAGGACTTGCGTCCTGCCATTATCTGAACATCCGTATTTATACCCGCCAAGCGACAGAGTGCCTGGTTTGCGTGAAACTGTAGCTCACCCCAATTACATCATTCTGTACCGCGTGACAATTTCAGGCATTGAAATTGTTAACGTAGTTCACGCCCGCCGACAGTTCCCTGTAACACCTTAATCCCCCTAAGCCCCTCTCAAGAGGGGTTATTCTTGCCAAAGAGTTAAGTTAAATATTGACTGTTTAGTTTATTTTTGTATAAACTGATTTTACCAACCCACTCCGCCCCACAGAACGCAGGGCAATACCTAGAGTTACCAGGCAGTGGTCAGGGGTTAAGTAGCCAGCCCGAGGCGTAAGAACATGACGGCGGGAACACTTTGTATAACAGCGCAGCAGGTTTTTAGTTCCGCGACCCGGCGTTAAGGGTAAATGAGGTCAACATGGATATGCTCAATCTTGGCAACAACGAATCTCTGGTATGCGGAGTATTCCCCAACCTGGACGGCACGTTCACCGCGATGACGTATACCAGAAGCAAAACGTTTAAAACGGAAGCTGGCGCGCGTCGCTGGTTAGCAAGAAACTCTGACTGATGAAGGTTAGTAATTAAAGAGTTCTCCACAGGCGAAGTGGAATACGTTCGCCGGACACGGGTAAGCATCCGGCATGCTCTTTAACAATCTGGGTATTCCTAACCACAAAGGAATCGCATCAATTTGGATTTTGCAGACAGTTTCTCTTGTTGTTCTACGGAGATTCCTATTTTGATCTGGGTTTTTAAGATTGCGATATCTTTAAGCGACGACCAAATATTATCATCTGTTTTTTCCAGGAGCTTTAACTGCATTTTCAATTCCGAATCGGAATATTTTTCTGCATCATCATAAAGCTGCAGATATTCTGCGGATTTTCTCATTGCGTTACCTGACTTTTGTCCGAATCCGTAAATCGTTTGAACGGTTGCTATCACAACAATGAGAACTCCAGAAACTTCAGGAATAAATCCACCAATGACAGATGAACCGAGGATAATACTCACCACTGAGAGAAGTTTATCGAGACGACCAGTCGCTACAGAGAATAGTTGTTCAAGAAAATAACCATATAAAACCCTGTCAAGAATATCATCCCGGTCCATATATCATCACCTGCTTGTTTGATTGTTGCTGTTCCCCCTCTCCTCTGAAGGAGCTGGAGATGGTTTTGGTCGAATGTTTTTCTCAGGTATATGTTTCCTGGTATTCGGAATGTCCGACCTGTCCGCAGGCTTACCAGTACCTGAACAATTCTTTTGAACCACCATATAAAACACCTTCCTGTTGTTGGGGATATCCAGATTATACAGATTTCCTGTCGTTGGGGAACGACGGAAACCACCTCGCCTGACGTGGTTAAAAGCAGGCACACAACGCGAAAGCGTACGGCGAAGCTCTTTCCCTTAGAAGGCTTGTCGTTAGATTTCTTCGAACGTGCGCTTCCGGTTGTGGCAATCCGCGAAATGGCGCGGCGGTAAGTATGGCGGGGTTATTCCTTCCCCAGTTGAGGACACCGGGTTGTCAGGTTGACCATACGCTTAAGTGACAACCCCGCTACAACGCCCTCTGTTATCAATATTCTGGTGACATTTGGCGGTATCAGTTTTACTCCGTGACTGCTCTGCCGCCCTTTTTTAAAAGTGAATTTTGTGATGCGGTGAATGCGGCTCAGCGCACGCGGAACAGTTAAAACCAAAAACAGTGTTATGGGTGGATTCTCTGTATCCGGCGTTAATTGTTAACTGGTTAACGTCACCTGGAGGCACCAGGCACCGCATCACAAAATTCATTGTTGAGGACGCGATAATGGAAAAGTTATCATGTAATGCCAGCACGTCTGAACTTCGTTTCGAAATTGGCGTTATCACTGGAGACAAAACATTTATTGAAGACGCCATTAAGCAGAGAAAACTCGAGCAGGACCTGTTAAATGAAGTATGCATTCCTTCAATGCTGGCTCGTCTGGACCTGCTGCAAAAAGGATATAAACAATGAATACAACATTTGCACTCGTTCTGACAGTTTATCTTGTTTCCGGCGAATCTCTTGAGCTGGTGACTGGCTTATACGGTTCAATGAAAGAATGCATGGCTGCAGCAGCAGAACAAAAAATTCCCGGTAACTGTTATCCGGTAGATAAAACTACTCACACTAATAATAACGAAATACCGGCAGGACTTTAAAACAGCACCGTAATTAATATCCGGTTTCATTTTTATATGCCAGCAATGGCAGGGATTTGTTCACCCTTAAATCTGTAATGAGGTTAAAACAAAATGAGTAAAGTCTTTATTTGCGCCGCCATTCCGGACGAACAGGCAATAAAAGAAGAGGGCGCAGTTGCTGTAGCCACTGCCATTGAAGCCGGTGATGAACGCCGCGCCCGTGCCAAATTTACCTGGCAATTCCTGGAGCAATATCCTGCTGCTCAGGACTGCGCTTATAAATTTCTTGTCTGCGAAGATAAACCCGGCATGCCCCGCCCTGCTATCGACTCCTGGGATACCGAATATATGCAGGAAAACCGCTGGGATGAGGAATCCGCTTCCTTTATTCCGGTCGAACCAGAATCCGATCCTATTAACGTCAATTTTGACAAGCTGTCCCTTGAAGTACAGAACGCGGTCCTGGTTAAGTTCGGTACATGTGAAAACATCACCGTTGATATGGCGATTGACGCGCAGGAATTACTGCAAGAAGACGTGGCTACCTTTGACGGACATATCGTTGAAGCACTGATGAAAACGCCTGAAATTAACGCTATGTATCCGGAACGCAAACTGTTCGCTATCGGATGGGTTAAACACAAATGTAAGCCGGGTACCAAATGGCCCGAAATTCAGGCTGAATTACGTAACTGGAAAAAACGGCAGGACGCAGAGCGCAAAGAGACTGGAAAATACACGTCTGTTGTTGATCTTGCCCGCGCCAAAGCCAACCGACAGCACACTGAAAACCCAGCAGAAAAAATCCCTCCTGTAACTGCCGCCATTCATCGCGAATACAAGCAGACATGGAAAACCCTGGACAGGGAGCTGGCCTACTATCTCTGGCCTGGTGATGCGGATGCCGGAAACATTGACGGCAGCATCCTTCGCTGGGCTAAAAATGAAGTTATCGCCAGAGATCGCGAAGACTGGAAGCGCATCTCCGCATCAATGCGCAAACAACCTGATGCGCTTCGCTACAGCCGCCAGACTATTTTTGGCCTTGTCCGTGAACGTCCGATCGACATTCACAAAGACCCTGTGGCACTGAACAAATACATTACTGAATACCTGACTACAAAGGGCGTGTTTGAAGATGAAGGAAGAAATCAGAGCGCAACTGATACTCTCTCGTCGCCAGTACCAGAAACTGATGCAGTGGAAACGGCAATTCCGGACAACGAAAAAACCGAATGCAAAGTGGAAGTCGAACCATCTGTAGAGCGTGAGGGGCCGTTCTACTTCCTCTTCACCGACAAGGATGGCGAAAAATACGGTCGCGCAAACAAACTTTCTGGTCTGGACAAGGCGCTGGCTGCCGGGGCTACTGAAATCACGAAAGAAGAATATCTTGCCCGCAAAAACGGAACATACACGGACTTACCGCAAAATGTGGATACCGCTGAAGATTCCGTACAACCGGAGCCGGTAAAAGTTACCGCTGACGAAGTAAACAAAATTATGCAGGCAGCCAATATCAGCCAGCCTGACGCCGATAAATTGCTTGCTGCATCACGTGGTGAATTTGTTGAAGGGATTAGCGATCCGAATGATCCGAAATGGGTGAAGGGGATTGAAACCTGCGATTCTGTGAACCAGAACCAGTCAGAAACGGAACAGAACGACCAAAAAGCGGAACAAAACAGCCCAAATGCGTTACAAGACGAGCCAGAAACGAAACAATCCGAACCAGTAGCGCAACAGGAAGAGGAAAAAGTCTGTACCGCCTGCGGTCAGAGTGGTGGCGGCAACTGCCCTGATTGTGGCGCGGTGATGGGCGACGCAACCTGCCAGGAAACATTCGATGAAGAAAATCAGGCTGAAGCTCAGGAGGAAATGGAAGGCAGTGGCGGCGATCACTACCACACCACAGATAATGAAAGTGGCGAGACAGCAAATCCCTTAATTAAGGTGAACGGTCATCGTGAAATTACATCCACCAGCAGGTTGTGGCACCATCTGATGATTGACCTTGAAACAATGGGAAAAAATCCTGATGCCCCGATTATCTCAATAGGTGCAATATTTTTCGATCCGCAAACCGGAGAGATGGGGCCAGAATTCAGCAAAACTATCGATCTGGAAACTGCTGGCGGAGTCATTGATCGGGACACCATTAAGTGGTGGCTGAAACAGTCACGCGAAGCGCAATCCGCCATTCTTACCGATGAAATCCCGTTAGATGATGCACTGCTGCAATTACGGGAATTTATCGACGAAAACTCCGGTGAATTTTTTGTTCAGGTCTGGGGTAACGGTGCAACTTTCGACAACGTGATTTTACGCCGTTCATATGAACGGCAGGGGATCCCCTGCCCATGTCGTTACACCAATGATCGCGATGTAAGAACGATGGTTGCTCTGGGACTGGTGATGGATTTCGACGCAAGAACGACTATTCCATTCGAAGGTGAACGCCATAACGCTCTGAACGATGCACGTTACCAGGCGAAATACGTTTCAGCCATCTGGCAAAAAATGCTCCCGAGTCAGGCTGATTTTTAATGTTCAACCCATATCGCCGCCCACCAGCTATAGTGGCGGCGGTCATGCTGTAAAGGCACGTGACCACATGTACGAATTAACTCTATCTCCAGCAGAGATTAAAGAGATCACGAAATACGAGCGATACACAAAACAGCAACACCAGTTAAGACTGCACGGCATCCCATTTGTAATCGGCCCTAAAAACGAACCCATAGTTCTCCGCAGGGATATTCCACACGGTCTGACAACGATGCCAAAAACATCTGAACTGGTTTCTGCTGAACCCGATTTTGAGGCGCTGAACAATGGGAAGACCAAGAAAAAATAAAAAAGATAATGTACTGCCACCGCGGGTTAGATCGAATGGTTACAGTTACGTGTGGAAACCCGAAGGAAGTACAAGAAGTATAGGGCTAGGAAGAGTGCGGAAAACCAGCGTAGCTAAAGTCTGGCAAAATTATGAACTGGAAAAAGCAAAACTCCACAACATAATGACCGTAGCTAAATTGTGGCACATGTTTATGGACTCCCCTGCATTTACAGAACTGGCCCCCCGAACCCAAAAAGATTATCGACAACATCAGAAGGCGTTGCTGATGGTATTCGGAAAAGTGCTTGCTGATAATGTCAAAACTGAGCAGGTAAGAATTTTCATGGATAAACGAGGGCTTGAGAGCAAGACCCAGGCAAATCATGAACTGGCAAGCCTGAGTCGAGTATACGGGTGGGGATATGAGCGTGGGTATGTGAAGAATAACCCATGCAAAGGAGTCAGAAAATTCTCTCTTAAAGCCCGCACTGTTTACATCACCGATGAACAGTATGCGGCGATATATGCGGAAGCAATTCCACAGTTACGCATTGCAATGGAGATTTCCTATCTCTGTGCGGCAAGACTCGGTGATGTGCTTGAGTTGAAATGGCAGGATATTATGGATAAAGGGATCTACATTGAGCAAAACAAAACCGGCACCAAACAAATCAAGGAATGGTCACCGCGATTACGTACAGCGATCCAGTTAGCCCGAAATGTATCTTCCTGTACATGCGAATATGTGATCAATACAACCAAAGGCGGGAAAGTCATAGCTAAAACGCTGAATAACTGGTGGAATCAGGCTAAACGCGCAGCCGAGCAAAAAGTTGGCGTTCCGTTCGGGTGCAATTTTCACGACATAAAAGCCAAGGGGATCTCAGATTACGAAGGCAGCAGTCGCGACAAACAAATTTTCAGCGGGCATAAAACAGAAAATCAGGTGTTGATTTACGATCGTAAAACAAAAATCACACCAACACTGGATTTGCCGCTCGTGGTTAGCAAGTAG